GCTGGACATTACCGGATTTACCGGCCAGAACAGCAATGATTGCTGCGTCCACGTTGCCGGCTCCCGGAATAGTCACATCTTCGGCAGTGTCAAATTCAACGCCCGACACGGTGCCCACTCTTAGTGTGCCTGCCGTTATTGTTGTTCCCGATGTCCCCGTTATGGTTATTGTCCCGGTAGATTTCTCGGCTGGCTGGCGGGTTAGACCAATGCGTTTTGCTACCCCATCCAGCTGAGCACCTTCAGCCGAATCAACATACGGGGCATGGTATACCTTTTCAAACTCCTCCCATATAATAGCCTGGTCCCAGGCTATTGTTTGAAGGAATAGCCCCAGGGGGCTGCGTTCCGTCAGGTTCACATCCTCACCAAAAAAGGCCCTTGCCCGGGCCTGCATACTGGAGAGTATATCTGTATATGTTTTCCGCTTAAATCCCTGGGCCGTCAGGCCAAAATCAGCCAATATTCAACACCTCCTGACCCTGCAATGTCTCACCGGACTGCATCACGCACCGGAAGTCTATTGCGACCGTCCGGTCCTTTTCGCTGCGCTGGATTTCTATGCTTTCAACCTCTGCTATGCGGTCCTCCTGGGATAAGGCTTGCATAACAGCCATACGGATATGTTCATCGGTGACCCCCTTCCCCTGGATCCGGGAATAATCCAGCCCATGTTTAACATTCAGGAACCATTCCCCAGTGTTGGTGGTCAGCAGACGCTCCACAGACTGGACCTCTTCATCGTGCCCCTCAACCATCTCCAGGTTGCGCTGACTGTCAAAGACCAGGTCGTTATTAACGATTTTAAGAGTTTTCATGTCGTCACCAGCTCTCCGATTTGTCTTTCCCAACGATACTCACTCCGGTACCGGACGAATCGTCGGCCTTAAGAGTTATTCCTTTGGGAGCTGCAATGTCCACTGTACCCTCAGGGGTAATTGTTATGGTCACCTTGCCGTCTTTGTGTCCAATGACCAGATCATCAGCTCCGGATACTGGTAGGCTACCGGCAAAGGGGAGCCAACCTCCTAAAACTATGGCATCCTCAAGCCCGTGATGGCGGTTAGAACTCGGTGCCTGCGGGGTGCCTGAAAGCAGGACTGCATCTAATTCCCGTTCCGCAAATACAACGACCACCAAATCACCCGGTTTGAGCGGTGGCCTGATAAAAAAACCATTTGCATACATAAACATAACTGGCGCCTGGGAAATGAGGGGCATAGCCTCCATCCGGCCGTCTGCTAGTTTACGCTTGGCAAGTGGAACCACGTCAGCGGTCATCTTCTGCCCGTCAAAGCTCTGAATTTTACCCAGCAGGCAGGTATGCAGCTCCGAAAAAGCCTCCCCCATAATTCCATCGAAAAACTTTGTAGCCTCGCTCACTTATACCACCACCTCCACTTCCGTGATAAAGTCGGCACCTGAATGGGAGCCCTTTCTTACCCGGAAGGTTCCGTTTGCTGTTTTGGATTGGATCTGTAAGATACTGTCCACCGTGATCCGGTGATTCAACAGCATACGCACATGGAACCCGGATATTTTTTTACCATTGCTTTCTTCTTCAAAAGGTTGCGGACTTTCGATAAGGCCAGTATCAGCATTGAGAAGGAAACCAGTCTGCGTCCCTGCTTCCCAGGGCCGGATCAGAATCTTACCTTGGCTAATATGGAACTTGCTGCCGGTCTCTCCTACGATCTGCCGCATGACGCTCTGAAGCATACCGGACACGCTCCGGCCCCGGGAATAAGTAAGATTATTAACCAACTGCAGTTCGCCCAGCTCCATGCCGAACATGCCTGCCAGATCAGCCAGGATAGCTTTGGAAGTCACCCCGGGAGCATATGATTTACTTACATAGGCCTTTAACCATTTTTCAGAACCTTCTCCAACGGTCAACTTTGTGACCTTGTCTATACCCTCCCAGACGGTCTCCTGCTTATCAATTGTCCCAAGCAGGATAGTCCCCACGTCCCCCTCATAGCCGGCATTCAGAATTACATTCTCGCCTTTTTTAAGTAGAGCTATGGTAGTATCCGACAGGTTATAGATCATTACATCACTGATATTGGGCTCTGGGTCATCATCAAAATTGACCAAAAAATCAACTTCAAAATCATCCTTAACAAACTTTTTGCCGGCCACCAAAATCTCAGCCTTCTGCATCCAGTATTTAGCCATTGTCACTCACCAGCCAAAGGAATACTGTCTTATTAAAGTTATCCCAGGTCACCCGCTCAGTCTGGCCAGATACATCCAGCGGAATAATCGGGATCTGAGGGACGTCCAAATACATATGAGCAGCGAACAGGGGCCGCCCATAGACCGCCTTTGCTCCGGCTATAACCAGTTGGTCATTCCTGTACAGGTCAACAGTGAAATAATCATTCTCGGCATTATAACTGACCTCAAAGGTATAGGTATTGCCATCAATGGCAATATCAAACCGGTAGGGGATTAAGTCTTTTTCGATTTCAATATATTCCATGCTATTCACCTCTCATCGTCCGCCAAACATCAGCATTACTCTGTTGTTTGGCAGGCTGTTTACGGCCAGCGGTAGTTACCGGCTTTGTTTTGGTTGCTACCGCTGGCGGTAGGTTAGTAATAGCTATTTCTTTAGGTATCGCAATTCGTACCAGTTTTAGGGTCATGTCGAATTCAAAACCATTTGCTACATTACCGCCATGCCTAGTACTCAGGCTTTCGATTACCACATTTATGTACCAGACTCGATGTATATATGTAAGTAGTTTTCCGGTTTGTTGGTATTCTTTGAGCTTATTCAACTTATTTGATGCATCATCACCAACAACAACGCCGGAGATTGCTAGCGTCTCTGGCTTCTTTTTCACATGGTCGGATACGTCCTGGCCACGTTCTACCGGTTTTTCAGTGACTTCAACATCGCTGGTGGGATCGTCCGAGGTTACGACCGATAGTTCGATGTCTCCTAAGAGTGCACCCTGCATACAAGCACCTCCTACTTTCGGGCATAAGAAAAGCTCTAGCATTATTAGCCAGAGCTTGATTTGACGATTCTTTTTTCAGATGTTATCATACAATTAATAAAGGAGTTGCCGCTATTGGCATGGCGGCAGGTCCGTAAATGGGTTTAGGCCGCCTTACACAAAGGCGGCCACGTTATTTTCTGAGCATGATGCACAGGGAAATAACTCCTATGAGTACCAGACAGAATTGAAACAATTCGCCATATGTAATCATAGAGCATCACCTCCCCTCTTGGGAAAGTGACCTAACCGCCTAGCGACAACTCCTGATAATTATTTTAGCATATTATGCCATAAGAAAAGCACCCCGGAGGGTGCTTTTTGCGAGGACACTCTATTCAGCAAGGGCAGTATGTTCCCAATATTGTTTAGATATTTCGGCAAAGTTCTCATGATCAAAGCTATCCCAATTGATCTTGTCCGCTATTTCCCTGGTAAGCCGAACTTTTAATACGGGCTCGTCTGCCGAGTTTCCATAAACATCAACCAAAGGAAAGACCCAAACAAGTGCTACTTCTTCTGTCTCTGGCAGTTCAAATAATGATTGAAAAACTTTGGCTGAATCCATCAAAATACCGCCCCTAATCATTTGGTTAGATAAGTTGTCATCGGCGTTAAGCCAGGCCAGAACAAGCTTCTTGCCCTCTTTTTCAGTTCCCAGAACTTGCAGTTTAACAATACGCTTTTTATCGGTATTTGTTTTTTTGCCAACTGCGGTATTAATAGTATTTTCAATCCGCTGTTCTATGGTTTTTTCAGTTTGTTTACTTGAGTTAGTTTTTTTGTCAACGTTTTTCTCGTTTTTAACAGTTTTTTCGATATTTTGCTTTGAGGTTAAAACCGGAGCAACAGGGCCATCTTTCGCGGCTTGCTTGCCTGTTTCAAAGCCTTGTTTAGTAGATGGCTCCGCCATTACCATGCCAGATACAAACAGAACCAATGCCACAACCGCTACTCCCCCTGTCCTCTTATACCCCCAACCCTTTTTGAAAGCAACCTTTACAAGTAGCATTATTACTGCCGTTCCAAGCCCTAGCAAACCCAAAAGAACTAACAGCCCTGCCAAAACATCCATGCGACTACCCCCTCAATATTTGTAATAGGGGATTCTAGATTGTCACAAAATATTCCTACTTCCTGCAAATTTTTCCCTTTAAACCGTAGTTATCGACGGTCTCTTGGTCCTCATTTGCTGAAAATAGCTTTCCAGCGCAGGGTACAGCGCTTTTTCAACTTCGCGCTTTATGTCTGGCATAGATTCTTTTACGCTGCCGGAACCGCCTTCAATACTTATATTTATCTGTGGC